AAGCAACTGGCACTCCAGACTCAGAAGATTAGTATATCCTCAATTTCCTGTTATAAATAAAGAAAACAATTCTTCACGCAGGAATTAGAATGTCATTTGAATCAGAACTCTCATCTATCAGAGCAACCGGTGCCAAACTAACCGAGCAAGACGTAGTCCTACTCAGACAAAGGTACGAATCCGATGTACAAGATACATTTAATATGGCGGGTGCTGTATCTTCAATATTCGATGGAAAAAATTCTTACGAAACGGAAGAAGTATCTGATATCCCACAAGAAGAAAAAGACGCTCTAAAAAAATATGTTTATACTTCTGCGATTTCTCTTGAGTATCCTTTGAAAGTCGGCGAACGAGATTCAAAAAATCCAGAACAACTTCATAGTGTACGCTTCAGTATCTTAGCTAGAGAAAACAGTCGTGTAGCTCAACTTACCAACGATGGAATAGGGTCTAGCGGAGTCCTTAAGAACGCCGGTGGATCACTTGAGGTAGTAGAAAAAACTGAACAAAATAATTTTACCGCAGATCAGGATCGAACTATATCGTTACTATCTGCGTCAGTCGCAGGAGCCGCTATTGGGTTTTCTCTTGCAGGGTCAAAAGCAAGCGGCGCTGGCAAATTGTTGTCTGGTTTTTTAGGAGGTAGCGTCGGTGCTGGCTTAGCTTCTGCGGTAGTAGAAAGTGTTAGAACAGTTAGAACTCTAGGACAAATTAATTTACATATCTCACAGCCTCCTGTTGCTAGATATAGCGCAAATTGGGAAAACAAAGAGCTAGGACCTTTAGCTGGAATGAAAGGCACTGAATTTAATGCCTCTGACTTACTGGAATCTGGAACAGGTGTGGGAGAACTAGGAATAAGAGGCGCAATTAAAGCCGCAGCTAATTTACCATCTTCTTTTGGAATAGGAGGAGAACTAGGTTCTGCTGTTGATTTAGCGTCTGCTAAAGTAGCTAATCCGTATAAAGAACAATTGTTTACTAGCATGGGCTTTCGTCAGTTTGCATTTAATTACAAATTTGCGCCCAAGAACGAAACAGAATATAATAATGTAAGAAGAATTATTGATCTATTTAAATATCATATGCATCCAGAAAATGATCCTACTGGTTTGTTCTTAGAATATCCTTCTGAATTTGAAATAGAATACTGTTACAATGGAAGCAGAAACGAGCATCTAAACAAGATATCTCAATGTGCGTTGACTGATATAAAAGTAACATATGGCAATCAAGATGCCTTTACTACTTTTATGGGAACTAACGGTGCTCCTGTTGAAATTAATTTGGAGTTAGCATTCACCGAACTTGAAACCCTCACTAACAACAGAATAGCGGACGGATTCTAATGTTTTTCAAAGCAATGCCAAGAATAACGTATAAGGCAAATGAAAAAACGATATTAACTAAAGATATTTTCAGAAGAGTTGGTCTCGATAGAAGAATAAACAGCAAGTTAGCTGTTAATGCTTACTATGTTAAAGACGGCGAAACTCCTGAAATGTTGGCCAATAACTTCTATAGTACACCAAAATATCATTGGGTAATATTGACCGTCAACGATATTGTAAACGTAAATGAAGAGTGGCCTAAAAATCAATCATTGCTTTTTGATTACACTGAAGCAAAGTATGGTCAAGGCAATGCATTGAAAGATCATCATTATGAATTGGCTTATCGTTATGCACTAGCAGACGATAGTACTATTCTTGTTCAGTATGATGCTGAAAAATTAGCAGCAGGCGAAATACAAGCGGTTGCTGTAGATCCATCAGAACCTCCTATTATTGTAGATTATGATGTAGCTGCAATTGCTGCTGGAACAATACAAGCAGTATCAAATTTAGATTTTGAGATTTCAGAGAACGAAAAGAAGAGACAAATATTTGTATTGAAGCCAGAGTTTTTGGCACAGTTTGTTACAAGTTACAAGAGTTTGATGGCGAAATAATATGGAAGATGAAGTTCTCGTACAAGCCGGTGATTTTAAACTAGAAAAGCTAATTATAACAAGTCCTACGACTGAAGAATTTGCTGACATCACCGAGTTTATGATAGAGATAAATTTGTACGAAGATTTGTTTTCTCCGTGCATGACTGGCAATGTCGTGCTTGCAGATGCAACAAACCTAATATCTAATCTTCCTATTCTGGGAAATGAGTATATTACAATTAAACTCAGAACTCCAACACTAGAAGATAATCCAGATAATGTAATAGAAAAGACATTTCAAATATATGCTATCTATGATAGAGTTCTTAATGATGATAGGTCACAATTTTATAATATTTCGTTCATGTCAATTGAAGGATACGAACAACAAACAACGACAATAAGAAAATCTTACAATGATACTACAGATGCCGTTGCAAAAAGTATATACGAAGAATTTTTAGAAGTCGATAGACCATTAGTTATTCTTGATGCACCTCATACGAGAAAAGTTAAGTATGTATCCAATCACTGGTCTCCTTTTAAAAATATGAATTATCTATCTAAGAAAGCAAAAGGCGCCTCTCTTCTAGGCTCTGATTATCTTTTCTTTGAGTCGAACAAAGCGTTTTATTTTGCAAGTATAGAAAGTTTAATATATGCACAGAGAAGAGATGCAGTATTTGACGAATATGTTTTAGAAAGAGATGGCGCTAAAATGCCAAGAAGAATTAGTGACGTTGGTTTTGTTGGCAACAGAATGCCAGACGAGATAACACGTATTGAAAATTTGAAAATGCTTACTACTATTGATGTAATGGATGGAAACAATAAAGGGGCATTTTCTTCCAGTGTAGATGGATATGATTTGTACACCAAAAAAATTATTCATAAGAATTTTGATTTTACGAAAGATATGAATAAGTTTTACAAGACCGGTCCTACAAACATACTGCCTTCGAATATAAAAAGAAATCCTCTAGCAAAAAAAGACTTCTATTCTTTCAATACAGGACTTTTTAATGATTATGGATTGACAGATGAAGAAGATTTGCCAGATGGTTCAACTTCTAATTACACAGCAGATAGAATTCTGTTTAGACAAAGTTATCTGAATTCGTTTGATAATAATAAATTTCTCATGACAGTTCCAGGTCGAACAGATATACAAGTTGGAAATTTAATAAGTTTATTGCATCCTTCACCCGAACCACCGTCAGATGATTTGACTGCTGTTCTTGATCCTTTGCTGTCTGGTCTATATATTATATCAGCAATACATCACAAGATAACTTCAGATAGACACGTTATGGAAACAGAATTGATAAAGAATGGACTTTCTTCTTCACCAGAGAATGCCGCTTTGGAAGGAGAAGAATAGATGTATCCTAATTTTAAGTGGTGGATAGGTGTAGTAGAAGATAGAGCGGATCCTGCTCAATTGGGCAGATGTAAGGTTCGTATTATTGGTTATCATACCGAAGACTTAGGAGAACTTCCTACTACAGAATTGCCTTGGGCAGTTCCTATTATGCCGATGACTTCTGCGAGCATTTCTGGAGTAGGCGAAACTCCTGCATATGTTGAAGGAACAACTGTAGTTGGCTTTTTCAGTGACGGAGAAGATGAACAAGTTCCAATTATTTTTGGAACATTGCCAGGTAAGCCAAGAAATAAAAGAACAGATTCCAAAAAAGGATTTGCTGATCCACATGGGGTGTATCCTAGAGAAGGAGAAAGCGGTCTAAATGGTCTACAGGAGCCTGATCTTTCACGACTAGCAAGAAACGCAGTTGCAGAGGGACATCAATCTCTTATTAACAAAAGAGCTACTCGTCAAGAAGCAATACCAAGAGCCGCTGCTCCTCATATTGAATCCATACAAGACGACAAAGCAGGAGCAGTATACGATAGAGAGATTTGGGAAGAGCCACATCCTCGCTTTGGCGAAGAGGGATGGCAGTATAATGCGCCAAATCAAGCGCCAAATGTTGATAACAAAACTTCAGCATATCCATACAATAAAGTAACTGAAACTGAAACCGGTCATGTGTTTGAAGTTGATGACACTCCAAACAACGGTCGCATTCACGAGTATCATAACGCTGGTACTTTCTATGAGATACAAGCAGACGGCTCAAAGACTACGAAAGTTGTTGGTGATGAATACGAGATAACACTAAAAGACAAAAAAGTCTACATTAAAGGCACGTGTGATGTAACAATCGGCGGCGATGCAAGAATGCTCGTAACTGGTGATATGTATCAAGAGATCGGCGGCAATCTTTTCACTACCGTTGGTGGTGATAGGATAACAAAAGTTGTCGGCAATGATATGACAGAAGTATTGTCTGGTCAAAGTACGAACGTCTCTCGTAGCAGTTCGTTTAGAACTGGAGGCAATCATACAGACACTATCATTGGAAATAATACTCAAACTGTAGGCGGGGACAAGTTTACTACGGTAGGTGGAAGTATTTCAGCAATATCTGTTGGCTCTACTAGTCACACTTCTATACTAGGATTCAAAATAATGAGTACTACAGGAAGTGTTAGTGCGAGTGCGCCTATAGGAAGTTTTAAAGCAATGTCCTTGAACATGTCTCTAGCAGCCGCAGTCAATCAAACATTAACTGGCGCAGTTCAGTTAGTAGAAGCTACAGGGTTGCAAACTTTGTCTTCAATTGGCGCACAAGTGTTAAAGTCCACAGCACAGAATACAATCGCTCCTGCTAGAAGTATTATTGGAAATACTACACATACAGGCAATTACACCGTAGTCGGCGTTGCAAGTGGCACAATCGTGAGACAAGGACCTATTGTTCTTGGAACACATAAGCATCCTGCTAACATGACTCCACCAGTACCATAGGAATAAGAAATGAGTTTATGCGGAGCTACTGAAAAACTAGTAGAGCTTACTCAGTCTCTAGGAACAACAGATGAAATTATTGACGGTATTGTCGATAAGATTCCCATTCGTCCAGAGATTTCTCAAGCAGTGAAAGACGCTGCGGCTATCATTGCAATGGCACAAGACACTGCTCAGATTGAGGCTTTAGTTACTTCTAAACTAAAAGAATTTTTACCAGAGATTGAGGTTCCAGAAGAGATAAAAGGTCTTCAAGCTGACATCGAAGGATTTGCATCAGATATATTAGCAGCCAAACTAGCAGTCGATGATATAAAAAATGAAGTTTCTAACTTGAAAACAAAATACGATGGACTAGATTTAGGCGATGTTGCTATTGATGATATACCCAACTTATTGAAACAAGGGGCTTTAGATTTAGATAATCTCTGTAAGAAGATTCCAAATTTTGAAGAAGATGGAGCAGGATTTGTTTTGAAAGGAACACCTATAACTACTCCTAAGAAGAGTGCAATTGCTGATCTATTGGGTATACAAATACCAGAAATTAAAGATTTTGTATACGATATACGAGAAGTTAAGCAGGCAAAAGAAAAATCATTTATAAACGTAGATTTACCAGATTCTATCGGACTATAACAAAACGAGTTATAAATACTAAGATGGCAAACGACACTCTTAAAATATCTAGACTTTACAAAGATTTGGATTTAGCATTCACTGCAAATCCATTGACAGGTGATGTCTCTAAAAAATTAGATGTAAACGCAGTAAAACAATCAATAAAGATATTGATGCTTACTAACTTTTATGAGCGTCCTTTTGCTCCTCAGAAAGGAGCAAATTTAAGAGGACTATTATTTGAGCCAATGAGTTCAAATTTTGCAAGCATCATTCAGAGAACTATATTAGATTTGATTACTTCTTATGAGCCTAGGGCAAGAGTTGAAACTATAGTAGTAAGCCCTAATTTTGATACTAATTCATATGAAGTTACGTTGACATTCTTTATTGTGGGTATTGCTAGACCTCAGACACTTACGGCCAACTTAAAAAGATTAAGGTAGAACAATGGCACAACTTAATGTATCCGAATTAGATTTCGATCAAATCAAACAATCTCTAAAAACCTTCATGCAAGCGCAAGATGAGTTCAGAGATTATGACTTTGAAGGTTCTGCGTTGTCTGTCTTGCTGGATACTCTAGCATACAATACACACTATAATGCAGTACTTGCTCACATGCTTGCTAATGAATCCTTTTTAGACTCTGCTATTAAAAGAAACTCTGTGGTTTCTATTGCTAAGTCTTTGGGTTACACACCAAGATCAACAAGAGCAGCCACAGCATTTGTAGATTTTTCTGTTGTCCCTTCTTCTTCATATACTGAGTCTACTCTTACTCTTTCAAGAAACACTATATTTTCTTCACAGAGCGGTGGAACAAGTTTTGAATTTTACCCAGAATCAGATGTCACTACCACAATCCAGACTATTGATGGCGTAGAAAAATTTGTTTTTAATAATCTAGCGATTAAAGAAGGCACAAGAGTTTCAAATAGATTTTTCATAGATTCAAATACTGTATCTGGTCCTCTTACTATACCAAATGATGGAGTGGACACTTCTACACTACGAGTTAGAGTTCAAGCATCTAACTCTGATCTAACTCTAGAGACTTATCAATTATCTACTGGAGTTTTAGATTTAAAAACTACTACCAGTGCGTATTTTCTAGAAGAAGGACATGACGGCAAATACATCATAAGATTTGGTGACGGAGTATTTGGCAAAAAACTAGAAACTGGAAACATTGTAATTATAGATTATCTCGTAACTTCTGGCGCAGAAGCAAATGGTGCGAGAGGCTTTCAAGTTGGAGCAACACTCACAAATGGAACTGACGAAGTTAAAAGTTTTGACACAGCAAACACTGTCAAGGCATCAGGCGGCGCAGCTAGAGAAAGTATTGATAGCATAAGAAAGACTGCTCCTATCTATAATCAAGTTCGAGAAAGAGCAGTATCAGCATCAGACTATAGAAGTCTTATTCTTGCTGACAATCCTAGTGTCCAATCATGTTCTGTTTGGGGAGGAGAAAATAACGATCCTCCTATATACGGAAAAGTTTTTATCTCGTTAGATCCTGTAGAAGGACAAATAATAACAGACGAGGTGAAAGACCGAATCATAAACACTTTGATTT